CAGATTCAGGGCTTGATGGATCATCGCCAGTCGGTAGAGCGCGGTTAACGAGGGTTTGAGATGAAAGTCATTCCAAATCGAACCAATCTCACTTCGGTGCGATGCATTTTGGAAGGTCCCGAGCTTAACGCACTGCTGTCCGAGGCTGCGGCTAAAGCTTCTGAGTTCGACCTGGCTGCGCCCAATGTCAAGGTGGAGCGCGTACAGGTTCTAGGAGTGGATTACTCTCAGAATCGCAGCGCGCCCCGCGCCATTGTTGATCTTGTGATGTTCCATGATCCAAGGTCGTTGAGTGAGTGGACGCCGGAGCCGGGACCGCCAGAGCCGCCGCCAACCACCCAGCCAGCGCGGTTTATTCAGCAGCGCCGCTGGTGGCCTTTTGTGACCTTTTACGGTTTTGCCATTGTGGTGGGTGTGATCTGGGCGCTGGGAGGTTTTGATATGAAGTAGTTCGCAGGCCTCCCCGGCCGTAAAGGGGCGTTGAGCCACACGAAAGAACGGGTGCGATGGTCGGCGGTGTACCTGAATACCGACCCGGAGTGCGCCAGTTTGCTACTGGCCCCGACAGCGGCCCTGTGTGCCCCTAGTGCGGTCCTGCAGCACGGACGCCGGAGACGTAACCGGCAGTCATTCATTGGTTAGCGAGGTCGCCCCGTGTTGAGAATATCCACGCAAGGCGCGGCCTTGCTGAGCCGTAAGTTGTCCGACCTTGAGCAGCGGCAATTGCCGTTCGCCCTTGCTACTGCCCTCAACAAGACGGCAGAGCAGGCAAGGGACGCCGAGATAGCGGCCATGAAAGCCGCTTTCGACCGGCCCACCAAGTTCACGCTCAACAGCCTGTTTATCAAGTTCGCCAAGAAAGGGCGCCTTGAGGCTCGACTGGGCGTGAAGGATTACGCGTCTAAGGGCGCGGCCCCTACCAAATGGCTTATGCCCGAGGTGATGGGTGGCGCTCGGCCACGTAAGCGCAGTGAATCGCTATTCGCCGCGCGTGGCCTGCTGCCCTCGGGTAAGTCGCTTATGCCTGGGGCGGGCATGAAGTTGGATGCTCACGGCAACATCAGTCGCGGCCAGCTGCAAAAGATTCTTTCGGGTCTCGGCGCTCAAGGCGATAAGCATTCGAACAGTACCGACAGCAGGCGCAGTGCTGGCAATCAACGCCGCTTCTTTGTCTTGGGCAAAGGTAGTGGTGCGCTGGGTATTGCTGAAAGGGTCGGCAAGAAAGGCGGCTCAATCAACATGTTGTTCGCGTTCGGTAAAGACCCGTCGTATGGCTCGCTGTTCGACTTCTACGGCATCGCTGATCGGATCGTATCGGCTCGACTGCCTGTCGAGGCTGAGCTGGCAATGACGGCGGCGGTGCTCACAGCGAAGTGATGAGGCCATGAAAAAAAAGATCGAAAAATCTACGAAAAGTCTTGCGCTTTTCCAAAAAGGTACTCCCGGACGTACCGCCCCCTAGGGGGTAATTCGAGGCCCGTCGTTTCGCTACGTATGACCCTTTTCTAGAGGTTGGTTGTTGTTTCTTTATGAAAATCACAACGATCACACGTCAGCCGTTCTGGCTGAACAAAAAAAGCATGGCCGATAGTCTCGGAATTTCGACGCAGGCCTTTGACAAATGGGGCGTTGAGGCAGTCGCGAAGATCGGCCGCGAGTCCTTTTACGACGTTCGGTCGGTGCTGGATAACCGGCTCAAGCACCAAGGCGTGAAGCATCAACCTGGCTCGGATGAAGTCGATCCGCTGATTGGTTACAAGATCGATGTCGAGCGCTTGCGCCTGACCAAAGAACAGGCCGATGCCCAGGCACGCAAAAACAAGGTAGGCGACAAGGAGCTTGTCCCTGTCGGTTTCATGATTTACGCGCTGGCAAGTCTGTCGGCGCAGCTGGCTTCAACCCTTAACACCGTCCACAAGAACGTAAAGCGCAAACACCCGGATATTGGCGCTCGGCACCTTGAGGCGGTCGAGACAGAAATCGCCGTTACGCGTAACGCGGCGGCCGGGTTGGCTGATCGCATTCCGGAGCTTTTAGATGAATACGTCTCCTCTCTGGATGAAAGCACTGGTTGAGGCGGTTCGGCGCGGCTTAAAGAATCTTGAAGTTGATCCGCCCATGACGGCGGTTGAATTCGCAGACGAATATTTCTACATGTCCTCAGAGTCGTCCTATGGCGAGGGCAAGTGGAAGACCGAGGCGTTCCAGGTGGCGTTGCTGAACGCTATGGGTAACGACCTGATTCACGAACTGAACCTGCCGAAATCGGCACGGATCGGTTACACCAAGATGCTGTTGGCGAACATTGCCTACAAGATCAAGCACAAGAAACGCAGCATTTGCATGTGGAGTCCTACGGACGACGACGCCAAAGGCATCATGAAAAAGCACGTTGACCCGATGATCCGGGACGTGCCCGTTATCAAGGCCATGGCGCCCTGGTTCGGCAAGAAACACAAGGACAACACCGAGGACCAAAAGACATTTGAGAACCGCAAGGTTCTGTGGTGGCTGGGTGGCAAGGCCGCTGGCAACTACCGCGAGAAAAGCCCGGACGAGGTGGGTTACGACGAGTTGTCCAGCTTTGACGCGGACATCAACAACGAGGGTTCTCCCACCTTTCTCGGGGATAAGCGACTTGAGGGTGCGACCTTTCCTAAGTCCATACGCGGCTCTACCCCCAAGCTTGCCGGTAGTTGCCAGATCACGCGGGCGGCCGAAGAGTCGGCCTACCTGCTCCGGTTCCATGTCCGCTGTCCGTGCTGCAACACTGAGCAAACCCTCAAGTGGGGCGGTAAGGACGAGCCGTATGGCCTCAAGTGGTCGAAGGACGCGCGCGGTGAGGTCGATAAGGCTTGGTATCTGTGCGAGTCGGGTAACGGCTGCACCTTCGAGCATCACGAGATGGTCGAGGGTTCGCGTTCGGGTCGCTACATCTGCGAGAAAACGGGCATTTGGACCCGTGACAGCATGGAGTGGTTTGGCGCTGATGATGCGCCTATCCCCACACCCCGCCGTCTCACGTTCCATATCTGGACGATCTATTCCACCTTCACCACCTGGGTGAAGATCGCGGACGAGCGAGATAAGGCCGGTAAGGATCGGGGCAAGCTCAAGACCTTTGTCAACACGACACTGGGCGAGCCATGGGAAGAAGACTTCACCGAAAAGGTCGACTGGGAGCAGTTGCGCGCCCGTCGAGAGGTGTATACGGCCGATGTTCCGGCCCGTTGCGTGGTACTGACGGGCGGGATCGACACGCAGGACGACCGCTACGAATTGCGGGTGTGGGGCTTTGGTGCTGGCGAAGAGTCATGGTTGATCTATCGCCGCGTACTGACGGGCGACCCGGCCAGCGCCGAGCTGTTGCGTCAGGTTGGGTTAGAGCTGCACAGGCAGTTCACCCGGGCTGACGGGACCAAAATGGGCGTTATGCGCTGGTGCTGGGACTCGGGTGGACACCACTCTGAGACGGTCAGGGCGCAGAGCCGCAAGCACGGCTTGCACTGGGTTATCCCGATATTCGGGGCAAGCACCTACGGCAAACCCATTGCCAACTTCCCGCGCAAGAAGGAGAAAAAGTCCAAAACGTACTTGACCGAAATCGGCACCGACAACGCCAAAGAGGTCATTTACAACCGGCTCAAATTGCAGCCGGACGGCAATCGCGCCATGGCGGGCCTGATCCACTTCCCGGCAGACGACCTGATCTGTGACGACGACGAGCTGAAGCAGCTGACCAGCGAAACCAAGAAATGGATCTTGGCGAAGGGTCGGCGCGTGCTGCGCTGGGATGCCAGCAAGCGGCGTAACGAAGCGCTCGACTGTTTTGTGTACGCGCTGGCCGCGTTGCGGATCAGTCAGGAGCGTTTTGGCCTGGACCTGGACCGGCTCGCAATGGAGGCCCAATACGTGCCCGAGTCGGGTACGTGGGAAGTGCCAGAAGCGCCGGAAGATGAACCCGAAGAAATCGAACAGCCCGAGCCGGTGCGATCTGCGCCGCCGCCTTCGGCTGTCCCGCAAACAGTCCAGCCCGCCGCCACTGGTGACTGGCTCGGTATGGAGAACAACGGATGGCTATGACCGCTCAGGAAATGCTGGACAAGTACCTTGACGCTGAGGCGGCGGTTCTGGAAGGCAAGGAAATCAACTTCAACGGTCGCAAGCTGGTCCGCGCGGATCTGCCGCAAATCATCGCGGGTCGCAAGGAGTGGGAGCGCCGGGTGAATGCCCAGGCTGCTGCGGCCCGTGGTAACCCGGGTTACTCGCTGGCGACCTTTCGTTGAACATCGTCGACCGGATTCTGAAGCCGGTTTTCCCCGGGCTAGTGCTCAAGCGCATAGCCGCAGACCATGCAATTCAGGCATTCGAAGCGGCCAAGGTGACGCGCACGCACAAGGCCGCGCGACAGTCAAAAAGTGCTGACGCTTCGTTGCAGATAGCGGGTGTGTCGTTGCGCGAGCAAAGCCGCCACTTGGACGAGAATCACGACCTTGTAACCGGTATTTTCGACCGCCTGGAAGAGCGGGTAGTGGGTGGCTCGGGCATTGCGGTGGAGCCGTTACCGCTGGATAAGTCCGGGGACGTCCACACCATCTTTGCGGCACAACTGAAGCGGGCTTACGCCGAATGGTCGTTGTGCCCTGAAACCTCGGGCGAACTGACTCGCCCGCAGATGGAGCGGCTGGTGTGTCGGACGTGGTTGCGTGATGGTGAGGCGCTGGGCCAACTGCTGCTGGGCAAAGTTTCCAACTTCACGCACTTGCACGCAGTGCCGTTTTCCATTGAGTTGCTGGAGCCGGACTACCTGCCCTGGAATTACAACGATGCGGCCAACGGTGTGGTGCAGGGCATCACCCGCGATGCGTGGCGGCGGGTCAAGGGTTTCAACCTGCTGACCCAGCACCCGGGCAGCGTGCTGGGTTATGCCTCGTCGTTCAAGACCAAGTTTGTCCCGGCCGACCGCATGTTGCATATCGCGAACCGTAAGCGGATCGGGCAGAGCCGTGGGCAACCACTGCTGCATGCCGTACTGACACGCCTTGCAGACATCAAGGATTACGAGGAAAGCGAGCGGGTTGCCGCGCGGATCAGTGCCGCTTTGGCGATGTTCATCAAGAAGGGTTCGCCCGATGACTACACGCCCAGCCCGGGCGCCGCAGGCGGTGACGGTCAGGCCGTTGGTGCTCGGAGCATCCCGATTGCCCCGGGCATGGTGTTCGATGGCCTGATGCCCGGTGAAGACGTGGGCATGATCGAAAGCAACCGGCCAAGTCAGTTTGTTGAGAGCTTCCGCAACGGGCAGTTGCGGGCAGTCGCGGCGGGCACCCGTATGGGTTATTCGACGGCCACGCGCAGTTACAACGGCACCTACTCGGCGCAACGTCAAGAGCTGGTGGAGAGCCAGCTGGGTTATGACCAGTTGCAGCATGAGTTTATCGACTATTGGTCCCGCAAGGTGTACCGGACGTTTGTCGAAATGGCCTTGCTTAGTGGGGTGCTCAGGGCGCCGCCTGATCTTGATATGACCTCTGTTTACAACGCGGTGTATCAGGGGCCGGTGATGCCCTGGATCAACCCGGTTCAAGAGGCCAACGCCTGGAAACTGCTGGTTGAGGCGGGCTTTGCCGATGAGGCCGAGGTGTCGCGCGCGCGCGGTCGCAATCCGCAGGAACTCAAGGCCTCACGCACGGCGGAAATCAAAACCAACCGGGCGGCGGGGCTGGTGTTCAGCTCGGACGCCTATCACACGTTCTACGGGAAAGTGACCCTCAATGCAGACCTCAGTAAGAAGTCCTGAGCCGCTAATGATGCCCCGTGCATCTGTGGCGGCCATCACGACGGCTATCACCGTCGAGAACAAGCCGCAAGAAAGCTGGTACGCCATGCGCGCCCTGGCAGGCGGCACCCTCGAAATCATGATGTATGACGAGATTGGCGCGTGGGGAATCACCGCCAAACAGTTTGTTCTGGATCTGCTCGCAGCCGGTGACGTGTCACAGATCAATGTGCGCATTCATTCGCCCGGCGGTGATGTGTTCGAAGGCATGGCGATTTACAACGCGCTCAAGGGCCACCCGGCTTACGTGAGCGTGTACATCGATGGCTTGGCCGCCTCTATGGCAAGCGTAGTGGCGATGGCGGGCGACCGGGTTTATATCCCGGCCAACGCCATGATGATGATTCACAAGCCGTGGGGCGTGCAGGGCGGTGACGCCGAGGCTATGCGCCAATACGCGGCTCTGCTCGACAAGGTGGAAAGCAACCTTGTTCAGGCTTACGTCGGCAAAACCGGCAAAACCCCCGAAGAAATTCACGCGCTGCTTTCAGCGGAGACGTGGATGGAAGGCGGCGAAGCGGTGGCAGCCGGTTTCGCTGACGAATTGATCGAGCCGTTAAAGGTTGCCGCCTCTCTCACATCCAAACGCATGCAGGAGTTTACCAACATGCCACCAGAAGCAGCGCTTCAAACCCTGATGAACCCGCGCGGCAATGCGCCTGCGCAGTCAGCCCCTGTCGCGCCAGTAGCTGCGCCTGTTAACACCCTGACGGTCGAACAGATCCGCGCCCAGGTCGTGGCTGAAGACGGCGTTCGCCGTACTGAAATTACCGCTGCCTTTGGCGGTTTTGCTGCGTCCCAGACCGAGTTGCTGAACGCTTGCATTACCGACATGAACTGCTCAGTTGCAGTGGCCCGAGAAAAGCTGCTTGCCAAGCTGGGCGAAGGCGCCACGGCCTCTACAGTCGCGGCCCCGGGCCAGCATCCAGGTCATATTTCCAACGGCAATCTGGTGGGCGATTCGGTTCGTTCCTCTTTGATGGCCCGTGTGGGCCACGCGGAAATCGAAGCCAGTAACGGTTTCAATAACATGAGCCTGCGCGAGTTGGCGCGAGCCTCCTTGACCGAGCGCGGAATTCTGGTGGCAACCCTTGCGCCGATGCAGATGGTCGGTATGGCGTTCACGCACACGTCCAGCGACTTCGGCCAGATCCTGCTCGACATCGCGGGCAAGTCGGTATTGCTCGGCTGGGAAGAGTCGGACGAGACCTTCCAGAAATGGACCCGTAAAGGCCGCTTGAGCGACTTTAAAACGGTGGCGCGGGTTGGCCTGGGCGAGTTTCCAAGCCTGCGCGAAGTGCGCCCGGGCGCCGAGTACAAGCACATCACCCTGGGCGACCGAGGGGAGCGTATCCAATTGGCGACCTACGGCGAGCTATTCGGCATCAACCGCCAGGCAATCATCAACGACGACCTGTCGCTGTTGAGCGACATTCCGTACAAGATGGGACAGGCGGCACGCGCGACCATCGGTGACCTGGTGTATGCGATCCTGACCAGTCCGCCAAAGCTGAGCGACGACAAGCTTTTGTTTGATGCGTCGCGCAAAAACCTCGGTACCGGTGCCGGTTCTGCGTTGTCGGTGGAAGCCTTGAGTGCGGGCAAGACCGCCATGGCCTTGCAGAAAGTCGACGTGAAGGGCGGCAAGCCGCGCACGTTGAACATCCGCCCGGCCTTCGTGCTGACCCCGATTGCCCTGGAAGACAAGGCGCGCCAAATCATCACTTCGGAGTCGATGCCCGGGACGACTTCTAATGCTGGCATCGCGAACCCAATCCGCAACTTTGCCGAAGTGATCGGCGAGCCGCGTCTGGATGATAATTCCCCGGATCAGTGGTATCTGGCGGCGAAACAAGGCTCTGACACCATCGAGGTCGCGTATCTGGATGGCATCGAAACCCCGTATGTGGAGCAGACAGAAGGCTTCACCTCGGACGGCGTCATGACCAAGGTGCGGATCGATGCCGGCGTGGCGCCGCTCGACTATCGCGGTCTGTACAAGTCCAACGGCAAATAATTCGCCGTTTTCCTCAAAGCCCCGCTCTGTGCGGGGTTTGTCGTTTCTGTGGCATGGAGAATCAAGTAATGGCTGGAAATTATTCGGGTACGGGCAGAACCATCACCCTCACATCGCCTACGGGGGGCACCACCTCCGGGCAGCCGGTAGTGATAAACGACATGGTGGTGATTCCGCTGGAATCCACGGTCAAGGGGCAGCCCTTCACCGCCGTCCTGGGGGACGTCTGGGTGTTGCCGGTGACCGGCGCGCTTAAGGCCGGCAAGGCCGTCAGTGTGCTGGCGGGCACGTTGGTGGCGGTAGATACCGCCGACTCGGTGCGTTTCGGAAAGCTGATGACTGACGCTACGGGCGGTTACGCCGAAGCGTTGTTGATCCAGTAATGCCGGTCGCGGCCTTTCGGGCGCAGGCGGCCAAAATGGACGCGGTGCTGGTAAATACCCTGGGCGACCGGGCGTTGCTCGATGACGGGCGCGAACTGTCGGGCGAGTTCATCTCGCCTTACAGCGGCGACAAGGCCAAGGGCACGCACCGTATCAACCTGGGCAATGTCGCCACGCCGGACGAGGTGACAGAGCCGACGTTTGAAATGCGTGCCGCTGACGTGCTGGCCCTCAAAAAGGGCGATGTCGTCGACGTCCAGTTGTCCCTGGCGCAGGGGGGTGGCCGTCACACCGTCACGCAAATCAAGCCGGACGGCACCGGTATGGCTGTTTTGGTATTGAGGCGCGAGTAATGAACGAGCTTGAGCAGCTGTATGGGGCGATCAAGGCCACGTTTCAGGCAGCGCTGCCAGAAAACGTGCTTGTCGACTGGCAGCCGGATCTGCAAGACGGTTTCAATCTGCCGGCCGTGTTCTTCGCTATGACTGACTGGGTTCCGGCAGACGACCCGGGAACGGGCGTGACGGTGATTAACGCCCGGTTTCAGGCTGTTGTCCTGACTGATCCCACCCTTGAAAAGGCGGCTTTGCAGGCTGCTTGGCTGTCGCTCAAGCTGACGCAAGTGTTGCGCGCTCAGTATTGGGGCTTGGACTTCGTTGACACCACGGCGGACGTTAAGGGCGGCCCGGCGCCGAACCCGGCGCTTGAAGGCTTCGAGGTCTTCGGTCTGGAGTGGGCCCAAGAAATCCATATTGGCGATATCGAGGACTGGCCTTTCCCGGAAATCGTCAACACGCCGGTCAGGCTCGCGCCTGCTCCGGGTGAAGTTGACGTCGAGCTGGTGGCTCTGTGAGTCGCGAGGCGGTGGGTGATCATGACCGCATGATTGCGTCCATGGTCAAGACGGGCGAGGTGGTGGCGGTCGACCTCAAAAGGGCCATGATCCGCATCAAGTGCGGCGACTGGGTAAGCCCTTTCGTGCGCTGGCATAGCGCCTCGGCCGGTAAGGCGCGGCACTGGCGAGCGCCCAGCCTGGGTGAATCGGGCACGTTGTTCAGTCCCAGCGGTGTGCCCCAGGCGGCGCGGTTCATGGGGGGTGTGTACGGGGATGGCGGTACGGCGCCGGATGATCGGGATCATGTCGAGGTCTGGGAATTCGACGACGGCGGCCGGATCGTTTACGACTGGCAGGCCAAGACCTATGACATTACGGTGCCCACGGGAACCGTGAACATCAAGGTCGGCGCGTCGACAGTAGCCGTTACGGATAGCGCGGTGGCGGCCAAGACCACTACCGCGACGGTAGATGCGCCGAACATCACGCTCAAGGGCAACGTTTCCATAGAAGGCAACTTGAGCGTTAAGGGTAACGTCGACGCTGACGGCACGATCATGGACAAGGGCGGCAACAGTCCAAACCACAAGCACTAACAGTCAATTCATGGCCCGCTTCGGCGGGCTTTTTCATGCCTGGAGGAAAACCGATGGCTGCTGTAACTGCTGCAAAAAAGCCTGCTGAAAAGGCGGCTGATACCCCTGTTGTTAACGGTGTAGCGGCTGCGGCCGTGGTTGCGCCTGTCGCGCCGCCAAGTCCGCTGTATGCCGATTCGGTATTCACCTCTCGCACCCTGGTTCTGCCCTCTGGTCGCACCTTGGCCGTGGCCCGTGGGCAAGTGGCGGCCGATGACGCAGAAGCGCTGGCTTACTTGAAGGCGCACGCGGACTTCGAGCTGGTCAAGGAGTAACGACAGATGATCGGACGCGACCGGAACACGGGCCTGCCGATCAGCGGCATTGCCCACTTGATCCAGTGTTGCGGCGACATCTTGAGTACGCGCATTGGTAGCCGGGTGATGCGGCCAACCTACGGCAGCAACATCCCCAATTACGTCGACATGCCTGTCACCGAGGGTTGGAAAGGCTCAGTGCAGGCCGAGGCCGTTCGGGCGCTCAAGGTCTGGGAGCCTCGGCTAAAGCTGGAGCGGGTCGTGGTGGTGTCGGTGCTCAACGGGAAAATTGGCTTGCGTCTGGTGGGTGAATACCTCGGGCAGGCTGTCGACGAAATTACGGAGGTGGCCGCTTGAGCATCGTTGATCTGTCGAAACTCCCCGTTCCTGATGTGATTGACACCCTCAGTTTTGAGGATGAGTTCCAAGAGATTCTTGCGCGGTTCAAGGCGTCGATGGGCAGCAGCTGGACGGCTGAGCTTGAGTCTGACCCGGTGATGAAAGAGTTCGAGACTTTCTGTTATTCCATCGTGTTCTTGCGGGCGCGGGTCAACTCGGCGGCTCGGGCGGTACTGCTGCCGTCGTCGACCAAAGGCGATCTGGATAGCGTGCTGTCCCTTCTGGGTGCTGAGCGCCTGGAAGGCGAAGGAGACGATGCGTTCCGCGAGCGGGGCCGCCAAGCCCCGTATGGCTACAGCACGGCAGGCCCGCGCAAGGCCTACGAATATCACGCCCGTAGCGCGCACGATGACGTGCTCGATGCGCGGGCGGAACGGCTCGATGACGGATCGATCCGCGTCACGGTCCTGAGTCGCCTGGGTGATGGGGTGCCGTCGGCCGAGGTGCTGGAAGCGGTCACGCTGCGGCTCAATGCTGAGGATGTGCGGCCGCTCAGTGACACGGTGCATGTGGTGCCCGCGTATGCCATCCCGTGGCAACTCAATGCGGTCCTAAAGTTTCCGTCAGGTGCGGCCACGGAACCGGCCCTGTTGGCCGCTCGCGATGCGGCAGCGGCATATGCCGAGGCGCAGCGCGAGTTAGGTGGCTCGGTAACACGCGAAATGGTCATTGCGGCGCTCGGTGTCGTTGGTGTGACGGGCATCGAGCTTTCAAGCCCTATGGTGGCCGTGGGTGGTGACGACCAGGGCGCGCCGTACTGCACCGGCATTGTGGTGGAGTCGGTGATTGCCTATGAGTAACGCGCAGCTGCTGCCATCCAATAGCACGCTGTTGGAGCGGTCGATTGTCGAGGCGGGTTCTGTCATAGGCATTGACCCGGACGTGATTCGCACGCTCTGGGACGCGGACCTGTGCCCGCCCGAGTTCTTGCCGTTCCTGGCTTGGGCCTTGTCGGTGGACTTCTGGGAGCTGGCCGACACCGATGAACAGCGCCGGGATTTGATCAAGGGCGCTATTCAGTGGCACCGAAAGCGCGGCACGCCCTGGGCGGTTAAACAGGCATTGGCCGCGTTCGGTTATCCGGTGCTGGAGCTGATCGAGCAAGCGGACTACCACGCGCAATGGGTCGCCGCCGGTGGCCATGTGCTCGACGGTAGTTGGCTGCTCGACGGCTCGGTGGTGCTGACCGTGCCGGACACGGCCAGCACCGGGCAAATCATCCGCCGTAGCGCGTTGAATCACTGGACCGAATACGCGATCCGGCTCGATGCCGCCTCGGGCATCTGGACCCGCGAGCATCAACGCAAGATCCGCGCGGTGGCCGAGAGTTTTGCCCCGGAGCGCAGTCAGCTGGTGTCGTTGATCGCGGGCCTCAAGGTGGCTTTCGAGGCGCGCATTACCTTGAAGTCACTGGCGGCCCGGCTGCGCA